TTAATTCACTCCAATATGCAATTACACCTGCAATTGTACCTGCTATTAAGAAAATTGGATTTGCAAGTAACGCTTTACCCATATCACCAATTCCTTTAATCAAACCACCTAATTCTTCTTTAATGGTTTTAAAATTTAGTTGTCCAAGTGCATTGCCAAAACCACTTAACGCAACACCTGCACCTTTTAAATCTAATGACATTAATCTGTCACCAAACAATGATGCGTTATTTGCAACACCTTCGAATGCATTACCTGCGTTTGCACTCAACTCACTTGCTAAATCACTTATGTTGTCTTTTAATTCAGATGCGCGTTGTGATGCTTTTTTGAATTCTTCGCTTGATTGATCCATTTCAAGCATTTGATTCTGCAACGCACGAAGTTCTGCTTTCGCACTTTTAAATCCTTGCGCACTTTGTTCTGATGCTTGTGCAACATCGTTCATATATTGAACGCCATTGCCAGTTATATTGAATTCTTTTGTAGCCATTAATAAATGATTAGATAACTAATAAATAGATAAAACGCAAGGTTTACACTTATTCGCAAAACTTTTAATGCGTAATACTTGCGCATATCCAACTGGTATTTGCCTTGCGCAATTTGTGATACGAATGATTTTCCTTTGATATCATTCTTGATGAACTCTAAACACGTAGTAACGTTATCTGCTTTTATCATAATTGCTCGATGTTTAAATTAATTACACTTGCAACACTTGCTGTTATGTTAATCAATGAACCTTCTGCGATTGTATTACCTAATGTATATGCAACTGCATCATCTGTTATTGTAATTGTTGGCGCACCAACAACATTATCAATTGTGTTAATTGACATATCGTACGGCGCGTAAACATCAATGGTTTGCACATCCATTAATTCAATTGTCCACAACACACTTGTATCGTTTTCATTATTGATGTACCAGTTGCTTCCATCACTCACTAACGTCACCGCGCTATTTGTTGTGTTCATTACATACGTCAACACATCGTCAATTTTTTGCGTTCCGTATGGTTGCAATGTCACGCCATAAGTTGCATCGATGTTCTTGAATGTAATTGATTGACCTTTGTACTGCGTTGCGTTTGGTACGTACAACGTAATATCTGCAGTCATATCTTGCGTTAATATGTAATTGTCATTGCGCGTAACCGCATAATCAGTTGAAACAATTTTAATTGGTCTTTCAATTGGTGTTGTGAACTTTACATTGTCACCGAAAAACTTTGGTGCTAACACATTCGTTTTTGCTTGTAATAAATTCTTCGTTCCGCTCGATGGAATTGAATAACACTTATCATTTACTGAATTCCAAAAGTAACCATAACGTCTACAACAATCTTCTGTCGCTTCAACTGGGTCACCGTTTGAATCTTCCCAATTCAATGTCTTATCTCTATTGGCACTTACTGGTGTTGCATCACAAGAATTATCAATATCTAACACACGAATCAATTTCACTTTCGTAACATCCATTTCACCAAGTACATAACCTTCAATATCCAACACGCGCCACCACGAATCAATGATCCATATTTTATCAGCGAATGAAAATGTAAAAATATCTTCAAGTGTTAAAGCAAAATAACCTTCCATTATACGCGCTTGTCCATCGTAAATTTCACGATAGTAATTACGCCAAAAACGATTATACAAATTGTTGTAAGGTGATGCAGTAATTGTGTGCAATGGTACTTCGGGCGCAAAGTTCAAATCTAAATCGTTCACACCTGCGTTCATTGTAGAATAATTACTCAAGCATTTAACACTTGTTGTTTCAATTGCATCTGTAAATTCATTATACATCTGCACGTTGAAATTCGCGAAGTAATATAATATGCGTGGTTTAGGGTTTACAAATTCACCGCTTTCATTCAAGAATTTTGGTACAACAACATCTGAACCATCGATGCCATTGCAAGGTGTTGATGCAAATGCAAGTTCAATTTTTTCTTCACCAGTTGCGAAATCATTGATAACATCAAAATCATTTTCAGTCACTTCATACCTTCCGAAAACGCGACCATTATCTTGATAAATCTTGTTGCAAAAATCACCATCAGCAGTATATGTGAATGTAAATTTCTTCTTTTGTAAATCTGTTGTTGGTGAATAAACAATGTCTTTATTTAAATCTAATTTCTTTGACCAATCCAACGTGTTACCACTTGCGATGTATTCGTTCATTGGTGTGATTCGCAACGTATTTGGTAATGTCTTATCGGGTACGAAAACTAAATTGAACATTTGCTGAATGCTTTTGATGAAATCAATTTGCTTCATTTCGGGCGCGTTGAATTTCATAAACACATTCACGTTACCATATAACTCTGATGTTACACTTTGCAGTTCAAGACCTGTACCTGTATAATTATTTGAACCATTACCAATCAAATCTAAATCTAACGAAGGTATAACACCTGGATTTAATCCACTTGCTAAACCATAACAAGCAATTTTAACTTTTAAAATATCACCAGTCTGCAATGCAATTGTGTTAAGTATATCACAACTCACATCTGTTGAAGTCATCGTACCTTGTTGAATTATATTTGTTGCCTGCTCATAATTAACAATTTGGTCATTGACGTAGTATAATACAACTAATGTTGTGTTAGTTAAATCGGTATTTGTATTGTTACGCGTTGCACTTCCGTGTAACCAAAAACGAAATGTAAAGTCACCAGTTTGTGGCGCAGTAAATATGCCACCGCTCCAACTATTCGATGCATCTTCGTATTCTGTAAATTGTGTATAGATATCGTATTGACTACTTGTTGTGGTCAACGTGATGTTATTGATGTTACTTGCTAATGCTAAATTCGATGCGAATAAACCAGTTGTATTAGCACCATTTAAGTATTGTGAATTTACGAATGGTACATAGACATTTGTAAGAATGCTATCTAAATAATCACTCTCGTAACTAATGCCTGCATCGAGCATAATTTGGTCAAACAAATACTTTGCTTTTACAGCAGGTGTTAAATGACCAACGTACAAAGGTGTGCCACCATATTGCGCATCTGTTTGATTATAATAAATCGGTTGCCCTTCAAGATTACTTGCAGTAAAATTAAACTTATCGCACAACGTAAGAATCACATCATCAGTCATACCACTCACGTTCTCATATAATAACTGATAATCTAAATCACCATTAGCAATTGTGCTGATATCACGTAGCATTTTTTCATTTAATGCACGTGCAAGATTTGGAACTTCACCGAAGAAAACAATTTCAAATTCAAACAACTTGCCTTGCGACCAATACACGCGCTTAACTTGTATGTGACCACTTGCAACTGGTATTGTATTATTCGTTAACGTTGCTTCAGTTTTAATTCGATAGTCAAACCACCCATCGAAATTGACGTTATAAATAGCACCGAAAAAATCAACATTTGTTTTACTTGCAGGTATGCGAAACTCACGCGAGTAATTACCAACTGCGCTAAAATCTGTGATATCTGTGAACTTAAAATTCAGATGCAGTTTTTCATTCTCGTACAAATCTAAAGTTGCATAAGTACCATCACCATTATTAACCGATAAAATAACTTCGTTTATCATAGACCTACTCCTTGACTATATTTTAAATTCAATGTGACGTTAAACAACTTGCTATACTTTTCATTCTTAATTGTGAACTGCGAATCTGCAATTAATACTGGTGTTTGCGAACCATCATCACTAACAATGAACACATCATTCGAGCGCATCAATGTCTGCAAGAATTCAAATTCACCAACACTCAACCAATCGCTATTAATCACAAGACCTTTCGTTGTGTTTACATATCTATCTGTTACACCCCTGTCATAAGTATTAAAACCAAACGTTGTTGAATTATAATCACCAATAACTTTTTGATATTGTTTGCGCTCGTAGTTATAAGTTAGTTCGCTACGTTTTGTGAAGTTGAAATAATCAACACCACCGCACGTATTTGTCCACATCAATCGCACGTTATCGAATAAGCAATCATCATCAATTTTGTAAAACACATAACGTCTTGAAACCCTTGTGCCACCTATGTTACGCGCATACACATCATACCACTTCCAATTCGTCATTGTTGCCCCATCAGACAACAAGTTCATCGGGTACGCACCGAATGCATTAACTGCTAATGGATCACCACTTAACGCATATATAATTGTATCAATTAGTGTGTTGGATTGGTTGAAAATGTTAATCGCAATTTCAACTGCTTCTGTGTCTGGTAACTGCGTTGATATTTGACCTACTGAATACATAACACCGTAATCACTTAATCGTGCAGGTATGTACACTTCATCACTTGTTAAACCACCAACACTTGTATAATCACTCCAAACGTGGGTTGTGTTCAAGCGTTCTGATAATAAATACTTATCTGTTGTATTGAGCGCATAACGTGTATTTGTATCGGGTAAAAATCCATCACTCACTTGATATTCTGCAAGGAAAAAATAACCGCGTCTTGAAAGTGCTTGACCAACTGATGTTGGTGTGAACACTCCATTAATTAACCAACCTTCTTTTATTGTTGCACGTGCGTAAACAACTGAACTTGTTTCGTCTTGAATGTTTGCAAAATTTGCAAGCGTTGAATGGTATAATTTTTCACGTATGATTGGTGCGATATCTAACACACCATAACCACTCGCGTTGGGTTGTACGTTAATTGTGAAATCACCAAAATCGAATATGTAACGAAAACCTGCGTTACCACTATTCGTTGAAGATGCAACGTATATCAGTCGCTGACCAACTGGTGTAAATTGTTCGGGTTGTTGTTGAATTGTAATTGCCATAATTCTTTATTTAAATTCAGTATTTAATGTTGCTTCAAAATCTTTTCCATACGCAACAAATAATTTTTCTTCGTATTCATCCCATGTGTTTTCGAGCGCATACTCAAATGCATTCCAACCTTTGATGCCTTTCTTACCAATGCTACGCGCAATCAAGAATGCAACACTTCGCTTTAACGATTCAGTTTGCTTTTGTATACGCCCATCTTTATCACGTAGCTTAATGCCACGTTGATTGATCCAATCGTAAATCACATTTGATGGTGGTGCTTTTTTATTCGCTCCACGTCCTTCTTCCATTGAACCAAAATACTTACTTGCTTTTCCTTTCGCAAATACACTAACACCGATTGATGTTTTTTTAATTTTCAATCGATACGCAAGTGATTTATTTAATGTGCCAGTGTTAACGCGATTTGTTGTTAATGAGCGACCTGCACCGGTTGTTGTTTTGCGTTTCATTCGATAATCACTTTGCATTAACTCAATAAAACGCTTTGCCATTTCATCGATTACAGAAAAGAAGTTCGGCATTTTTTCTCGCGTCATTTCATCACGGTTTTAAATTCTTCAAGTGTATTAATTACTTGCGTGTTTATGATGCATGGTAAAATGATTGCATAAATACCTTCGTTCAAATGCAAGTGTATACATTTGTCATCTATGATTTCATATTCGTGAAATACATACACGTTGTTTCTGTACGTCAATTCTAAACCTTTAATTTCTAATGCTTCCATCATCTTAACCTTTGTTAATTTGTACGTGTATAAATGAGCTTATTGTGCTATCTGCTGCACTTGTATTTTGAACTGATATTACAAGATATTGGTCAATTGTCCAATCGATATTTGAACTGACCACAACTGTACCTGTTTGAGTATCATCTGTGTATACCCCAGCTATTGGAAAGCTCTCAGTGTTTGTAGATGATTTAACTGCTAATTGTCTCACCATTTGTGAGAATCTTGAAGTGTTTGCATTCGACGAAATAGCAACGTTAGCACCACCAATTGCTGCACTTGTATTAACATATGCGCGAACTGATAACAAACCTGCAGTTCCCGTTTTACGAACGCGATTTCGAAATGTAATTACATCACCAACTGCAACTGTATTAGCTGGAATTAAGATACTATCTGTTAATGTGTTGGCTGTTGTGCCTGTGACAGCAGTGCCATCTGTTGTCTTGATTTTATTAATGATTGGAAGTGGCTGTTCAAATGTTTGTCTTATTTGTAACACACCATTAACTGCACTATGAATTACAATTGCAACCGTTACTTGGTTGTTTGGATATGTCGGCATAGTAGTAGTAAAACCACCTGCACTTGTACTTGATGCGTAAAGAATATCACCATCAGCAAATGCACTTGTATCGATACCGCGCAATTGTCCAAAATGCATAACCATTCCATCTGCTCCATTAGCAATTGATTCAGCCGTTACACCCATGCAGTATTTTGATGGATATGTACCATTCGCTAAAAAAGGAGTAATCAAGATTCTTCCACTTGCACCAAGTGTACCATCTGCACGAACAACGGTACCTGCTGGTATTGTTGAACCAGTTTGATTCTTTGCGTAATAAAATGTGTCTTGCATCAATTGCCCCACGTGACCATTCAATACAAGTTGCAATGTGCTATGGTCTGTGTCCCAACTTAATGTGCCTTGTGTTGTTGGTGTACTTGTTGGCGTTGTATCGAATGTAACAAAACCTGCATCTAAACCATATTCACCCAAGTCAACGTTTTGTGTTGCACCTGTGTATGGTACACCACCGCCACCACCACTTGCAACTGCTTTTATATAGAAATCTTTACTCATATACTTGAAGGTGTATCACACGATGACCAATAATAAGGCACTATCATATCAAATGTAATTGTCCAACCAGTTAACACGTTTGCAAACTCTTCGATGAATGGTTCAATCGAAACGTTTTGTACACTTATCAATTCACCAAACACTTGTCGATTCGTCATAACGTTTGCAATGAAATCTTCAACTATTTGTTGCAAGTCACTCAACACTTCTTTTTGATAATCAGTTTTTGTTTCTTTATCACGTGGTAAATCTGCAAGAATGATTTGAAACGAAAATGTTTTCGCACCAGTTGCATAACTTACACTTGGTGGTATAACTTGGAACATCGGGAATTCATTCCACTTCTCGATGTCGAACGTATCGATGTGACCAAAGCGAAATTCTTTGATGATGTAATGAGCATCAACCCACGTTTGGAATTTATTGATAACTTCGTTTAATGATTGTATTTGTGACATAATTATAATCGAGCATATAGTTCATATAAGTAAATAGCTCCCACGCCTTTTTTTCGCTAATTAAATCCAACTTTGTTAAATCTCTATCACACGCTTCCATAAACATATGATAGAATCCATAGCGACCTAACACTTGTTTTAATCCATCGTCAAATCGTGCATCTTCTTGTTCAACTCCATCAGAGTCTGCTCCAAAAATTCTTGGGAATTGTTGTTTAGTTCGTTTAGCAAAGTCGAAAAAAAAAGCATCGCACCGTTGAATTGTTCGAGCGTCATTTGCTCAACATACGATTCATTCAGCACACGATTTTCAATTGTGTATTTTTCGATTGTGTACTTGTCAACAACACGCTTATCAATTGGTCTGTACAACACACCCATTATTTTCACGATGTTCGTATGCACGTCTTTGCACCACTCACTTATGTCTGCGTACTCACCTGCAGTAATGTCATATAGATTTGGAATGAAACCAAAATCTTTATCACGAATCGTAATCACTTGAAAGAACTTCGCGCGTTCTTCTTGTAACGAATCAACGAATGCGTTAATCAAAGTTGGCAAATCTTTAACTGGTATTTGCTTCGCTTTTTCTTTATCGATTTGACAGCACGCACACACTTGTTCGATTTCATTTTTCGCTTGTTTAAAATCGCGATAGTGTTTAAGTGTGATGCTTGAGTAATCTGCTGGTATACTTACACGTAATGCCATATAATTATGTTGTTTATTTTCAACTAAAAAGTTCTTTTTGCTGTCTACGAACCACAATACAAGCAATCATCACCAGTATCGTTTAGTATGCGTTCGATTTCCTCATTGATTTGTTGTTCACTCCACGTTGGGTGAAATGCTTTGATTTGTGAACGCAAGAATGCGTTGTTGTTATCGCTCATAATTTGTTTATTTTTTTTTAATATAACATTCCACTCCCATTTATCTTTTGGAGCATTCCACAATTCTTGAAGCATCGATTCTAAAACGCTCATATAATTAATTTATGTGTGTTGATATCGTGTTCTTCAAATAAATTTCTGATGTGTTCAAACACTTCTTCGATTCCTTTTTGATAATCTGAATTTTGATTGACGTTGTATTTAGTAAATGTGCGATAAGAATTCGTTTGTAATTCCCATAACATCATTGCCATATCAGTTGATTTTACACAACGCAAATGTGCAAGTGCATCATCACCATCATCTAAATTAAAAGTTAGTGTTGCTTTCATTTGTACTTGCGAATTAACTCAAAAGTTTTTTTAATGTCTTGCCAGTTCAAGTGTGGTTTGTCATTTACTTTTGAACCACTCCACGCAATTGTATAACCGTGATTGGCATTAACAAAATCTTCATACTTAACTTTGTTACCATTCACAGCGTCAAGATATATCCACGGATAATTACCGACAAGCGAAATTTCAATGCCTATTTTTTTCAGTCGATTAATGAACACTTCGATTTCATTCATAACTTATCGTTGATTACAATTTGTAATGGTTCTTGATTTGCACCAGTTAATTCAGTCATTTGTTTTGGATTACCATAAACACGTGACAATAATGTTTCAATAGAATACAAAGAACCTTTTTCTAATGATTTGCGCATTGCGTTTGCAATTGTCTTTTCAAGTATTGTGGCTTGTGGGTTGTCCCACACTTCTTTTAGTTCTTCAATATCCATTGCCATCATTGCTTGAATTGTATCATTGATTTCGCTCAGTTTATAACCGTTCTCTTTTAATAATGATACATACTTGCGTGGTCTGCCTTTTCTATTTATTCGTTCGGGGTGTGTATCAAATCCATCACCCTTCTTCAAGTTGTCTAATTTGTTTGCCATATTCGGTTGCTTTTCGGTTGTTTAATCTAATCCAACAAATGCTTTCAAAGGATAGAACACCAATGAATTTCTATACCCACCTTCGTGTGTTGGGATAATTGGTGTAACACCGTGAACATTTTTCCACGCTGGGTAAACAAGTATTGAATTGTCTTGTTGTCCGATTGTAGCATTGTAATCTGGTATATGCAAATCACCACCTTTTGAATTATGTTTCTTGCAGATAATTACGTTTACTGCTCCAACTATATTTCCAGTATCACGATGGAATGGTGCGCTGATATTGTAGTTTGAAATTGAAGAAGTAAAAAAATTTGCAAATCTCCATTTCTTTTCTACTTGCTCGAATAACTTTACTTGCTTTTCGTATTGGTTTGGCAGTATTTCTTTTATCAGTTGTTCGCTTTCCGTTGCTAACATCAACATTGCTTTTACAAAAGTTTGAGCTGATTTTTTTAAATGAACACTTGATCTTGAAGGATAGGGTCTTGACATATGTGGTTTTGGTGGTATTGAACCTAAAATGCAAGAATATTGAGCAACAACATTTTTATATTTATAAATTCCTTTTTCTTCATCAAAGCCATCTACAGTTCTTCTATGCATTACTGATTTTGGAACGTTTTTACTTCTTAACTCAGCATTAGCCAAGTCTGCAAGTTTGCACATTTTATCTGGCATCTTGGTAAGATAGAAACCAATTGGAATACCATCTGAATAAAAGATACAATCTTCTGTTATATTAGGTTCAATGTATTCACAAGCCTCACCAATCTTTCTGCTGTGAGGAATAGGTGTTAAATCAATTCTTTTCATTTTACTATTTTTTTGTAGTGAGTAGCCAACCCTTTTATGTCAGTCTTCATATCCACGCGCTCACCTTTTCTTTGCAAGGTTACAAAAGGATTCCACTCTTTACACATCTTCTTTGCAGATTCCTCATCTTTCTTTGCCTTATACATATCCTGCAACCCACCTGCATTGCTTCCAACATCTGGACAAGCAAACCAATATCTATTGAAGCGCAGTATACCATTACCATTCTTTATTGTTTGCAAGGCAAAGTCCCTATCTTCTTTTAGGTTAAACTCTGAACGGTAATTCCAAGAGATTTTCTTGACATTCATCAAAACACAAACTTCTGCAAACTTTTTATTTATTGAGTAATTTGTTTTTTCATGCCAAGCGTGCTGCGTGTAATTGATACCAACAATTTCAAAAGGAAGTTTCTTTGCCTTATCTAAAATATCAAACCAAATAGAAGCGTCTTTCTTTACTGTCTTGCCGTTGTATATTCCGAAGGAAGTTACATCGTCGTCGCAGACAATAACCCATTCGTGATTGTTCTTTCTTGCGTAATCAAGCATAAAGTTTCTGACATATCCAATTCCTTTATTGTTTTCTAAAATAGAAACTTTATTTGGAACTGGGTATCTGTCTATTTCCTGCGGTTCAATAAAATGGCGAACTTCAATTCCAACTTGTTCAAAAAGTTTATACGTTTTTGTTGTTGGTCTTGACTTACTTGGTATAAAACAAATCATAACTTTTCTTTTTCTGATTTAAGATATTCCATTATCATTCCACCAACATAAGCATTTCGTTCGCGCCAAAACTTTACAAGTTCATATGCTTCTTCGTAATGCTCTGCTTCAAATTCAATTTGGATTGCTTTCTTTACGCCATCAGCCATATCAGAAATTAAATCATCTAAATCATCACCTTCATCTAAAATAGAATAATCAACATCTGCTGGTGCTTTCCAAACATCTAAACCCCATTCAACAAGCATATCAGAATCCCATTCGTTGGCTACCATTTCCCAATCCCATTCACCATAACCAACATTATCTTTAATTATAAATTGACGTTGTTCATCTTCAGTCAATTCTGATGCTTTGATAATTGGTATTTCTTTTAATCCTGCTTCTTTACACGCTTTTAAACGCATATTACCACCGAGAACAATCATATCATCGTTAACAACAATTGGTCTTAACTCCAACATTTTCGGAAACTGTTTTATTGAATTAACCAGTTTGTTGAATTTGTCATCTTTAATTAAACGTGGGTTGTTTGGATTTGATTTCACTTCTGAAATCTTAACGATAGTTGTTTTCATAATTGTATAATATAATTTTGTGCTAATTTACTTAAATATACTAATCTATATAAATGATATTCAAAAGAAAAGAAAGAAAAAGAAAAAAGTTTAAAAAAGAAAAAGAAAGAAAAGAAAAAGCTCCCCCAAGAAAAACAAACGTTCACGCTCATAAAGAGCATTTACACGATCCAAGCATTGGTGTATTGCAAGTGTTGACATTTGATACTGCGCTATGTCCTACGCAGGTTAATTGATTAATGCTACGCATCAAATAAGAGTAAAAGAAAAGCGCAAATGGAGTAATGCAACAAACCACCAAATGCGCTTCCTTTTGATTTTGGAAATCCTAAACTAACTAAATATGATATGACAAATTGCATTGGTGCAAATTTCGTTTGATTATTCTTGATATAAAAATAAAGTTACCAACTGTTACGAACTTTTCAAAGATTCACGCATTGTTTTTATCTCGCGTTTAATACACGCACTACAAGTTGAACGTTCATTGTATGCTTGTGTAATTTGGTCTTTGTAAGCATAGAACTTGTTACGTTGTGCATCGTCAATCTTACCAGTTGATTCGATTGTATCAAGCAATTCAATCAACGCAAGTTTTTCTTCATCTGTTAATAGACCTTTCCATTTAGATGCTGGGCAAGTTGCAAGTGAAAGTTTTGCTTTGATGGGCATTACACAACCACACAAGTGAATTGCTTTCTTGCGATAAAGAACTTCAATTTGTTCTTCACCACCTACGATTAAAGTACCACACGATTGAGTGGATGCTTCAAAAAATTTACAATTGCGACAGATTTCTAATCGTCTATTGTATTCTGAACTTCTAACGAATAACATTGCTTCTTAGTTTTTGTTTTACTTTATCTATTGTTCTATAAAGATATACTTGTGGTATACCAGTTTGTTTACTGAATTCTTTGTACGAAAAATCTTCGAGAATATATTCTTCAAATATCAAACGCTCGAATTCTGATAAGCGGCTAATCAAGATATCTAATTGCTCATTAGCTAATCGTGAACCTAACCACGTTTTGTCTTCTTCGTAGTTTTTGTCAACGAAATCACGCTTGTTTAATTTGTATTGAATGTATTGTTTGTTGAACGGTGATGAAGGTGAATTAACTGATAAGTACATAACACGAATTAGATAGAATTCAAATTCATCGTTCTGCAATAAATTATCAATGTGTTTACTTGTGATTGCGCTGATAATTGATTCGTGCAAAAGGTCTTCATACCATTCAGCATTACGCGCAATGTTACGTGCCAACTTTTTGAGATGGGTGTAATTCTTTGTTATATACGCGTCAAGTGTCAAGGTACTTCTTTATAATTTCAATTGCTTCGTCACTGCCCTTACAAATATAACTTTCATACTTTCTAATTCGTAATTCGTCACGCCACCATTTTTGCTCTGGTGATGCCGTACCACCTTTTTCTTTTTTCATTTCAATTGCTAATCCAAAAAATTCACCACGTGGTTCATATATAAATAAGTCGGGAAATCCTTTTACATAACCAGTTCGTTTCATTTTGACTGCTTGTAAATAACTTGTGCGCATACCACCTGCTGATGCGCAATAAAGTGCATTTGGATAGTTAGCACGTATAAATTGTATCACCAATTGTTGCTGATATGCTTCTGAATTGACATTCAAAACACCTTTCTTGTATGTTTTTTTAGGTTTTCTATGTAAAGTTTTTACGTTCATTTTCAATCAGTTAGATATTAGTCAGAAAAAAAAGTGAAAAAAAAGTGTTGTAATTCAAAATGTCGTTCTATATTTGCTCCATCAAACAAAGATAATTAAAACAAAAACAAAATGAACAAGTCAGAAATCGAACAATTATTTGTAGAGAAATTCTCAAAATTCACGAAGCCACAACAAGTTATTATTAATAAACTTTTAAGTGGTCACAAACTAACGGCTGTAAATACTCATAGAATGAACAATGGAGAATATAAGTGGATTGTCCCTTCCTCGCAGTATTTAGAGTACGCTGGGCACGTGCATAAAGCGTTCAGAGGAGTAGAGCATTCAATTTACAAATTAACTAACGTGAGAGTTAATCTGTGGTCATTCTATTTTGTATAACTAATAAAAAAAAACAAAATGCACAAAATACAATTAACAGACGAACAAGTAGAATTGTTGATGACCTCATTAGTGGAATTAACAAGCCGATTTTCAATGATGGAAAATATGCAAGATGAAGTTGAAGATTTGCGAAAATTAAGAAGGGATATAAGAACTCAGATGAATTTTTAATCAATAACAAACAAAAAACAAAACACAATGTACACAAATATCTACTTCAGTAACATCGAAATCTTTATCGCTGAGTGCGAACAAAGAAACATTAAACCAACGAACGTGTCATACGAGTACGGTGAAACAACTGGTGCAATTGATTTTGCAAGAAACGAAAAACTAATCATGTGCGATGTTGCTTATTACAACTGCTCACGTTACGAACGCGCTCACTAATATGAAAAAAGAACTTAAATGGATAATCGTAACAATCGTAATCTTCGTTGTTATCGGTATCGTTGGAACAGACGAATACGAATTTGAAAAACGTCAAGAATCAGTAATAACTCAAAACAAATAACAAAATGAACACACAATTTAACACAGAATTTTTATCACAACTTGGAACAGCAGATTTTGAAAGTTGGATATTAGTACAAAAAGCGTATCGTGACGAATGCTGGAATGAAGCAATTATGGAATGCGGATTTAACAAGAATAGCGGATATGTATATATTGCTCTTGAAAACGGAATTTGTATTGCATCTTGTTTCGGACAATCAGTTGACTATATTGTAACAGATTATGAAACTGGTGAAGAATACTTTGAAGATTCTTACGATGAAGCAATAAATAAAAACGAAGAATTAAACCCATAATAATAAATACAATGACAAATGAAAACAAAACAATCACACTCAGCCATCAAGAACGAAACGCTATTTACAACGCTATCATTGTTGCGCAAAATGAATACGCAGATAAGCGTTGCGGTAACGAAGCATTTGATGAAACTCTTACCAGTCGAATCGCAGAACTTGAATCAATACTGCACAAAATTATTACAAGTCCATTCGACAAATAAACGCAAGTATGTTTGTGTTTCAAAAAGTGCTGATGCTTACAGCTTGAGCCACAATGAAATTTCAAACAATATCGTGAAGTGCAAAAAGATTTCAGAATTGCGTTGGAACGATAGCATTATTGAACCATATTTGTAAACAATTAAAACAAAATACAATGAACAATCAATTTGAATTATGTGGTGTATGCGAAAACATTGCGCTCACACACGAACAACTAACATCATTTCGCAATTCGTTCTTTGCGCACATTAAAATCTGCGCTCTTGAAGGCGATTACAAACAACAAGTGATAACACCAGTTGCTCTGAATGGAAGATTATATAAGCTGCGCACGTATGGTGAATGGACTGAACACGAAGGTGTGGATCATTACGAATGCATTGATGCTGAACTTCAATCGAATATTGAGAATGTGTGGTGGGGATTGAACACTGATTGGTTTCACACAAGATTTAGACACAAAGATTTCGCACCAATAAATTTTTAACAGATGGATTATGAACTAATGCGTTGGGAAGAACGCAACGAAAAGAAAGAACAAAGTAAACAATTAAATCAAAATAAAATGAGTAACAAAAAAAGTGTAGTTAAACACGTTCAATCAGCAGGTACGTGGAATGGGATGTTCAAATTCGATATCGATTTTGAAAACGGTGATACCGGTACTTGTTTCTGCAAGGAAGAAGCAAGTGTTCAAAAGAACTTCCCAATCGGAAAAGAAGTCGAATATGAATTCACTCCGATGGGCAAAGGTCACAAGGTAAAAGCAGTTTACAATCCAACGTCAACTGGTGGTTCTAATGGTGGTAATGGTAATGGTGGTTTTAAATCATTTGCAAAATCACCCGAAGAACAATCACGTATTGCACGAATGAACGCATTAACGAACGCAGTTAATTGGGCAGTATCAAAAGATTCAGCAACTGAATTAGACGTGCTAACAATTGCATCTGCATTCGAGAACTTCATTATGAGCGGATTGAACACATCATCAACATCAACAAATAATACTGAAGACATTCCATTCTAATGAAAAAAAGTACAATAACTTTTATAATTGATGAAATACACAATGCTAATTGTATTGATTCTGCAGCTGGAATATATATTGAAGAAGTTATAATTCCAATAATTTTGAGAGCAAAAGAAATACATCAGCAAGAAATAAAAGAATCATATTGTAAAGGAATGTTAGATTCAGAAAAATTTTATAACGAAAACTATTTTTAAAATGAAAAAGCTAATTAACTTAACTCAAGAAGTAAAATCATTACTTGAAAACAGACCTGCACTGCGTGAAAACAATCGTAAGTTGTGCATCGCAATTTGGAAAAAAGAAATGCGTGTGAAAAAACTTTCGGATAATTTTGAATTCGAATATGGTCGCGGTGCATTGTCTTGTGGGGATAACATCGTTCGCGTTGCTCGATTGCTCAAGGCAGAACACAAAGAACTGCGTGGAATGAATCACGTAACAAATCAAAAGAAAGCGTTAATCGGTAAAAAAATCTTAAGAAAAAAATGAAAACACAAAGAAAAAAATTCGACAAAGAAAGAATAATTGAATTTTGCAAATTGGTTAATGCTGGAATGAAACCAAAAGATGCTTTGGCTAAAATGAAAGCGTGTCAAGGATATCAAACAGCACTCAAAAAAAGCGGAATTTATTACCAAGTTGGTGATAATTATTATGCAGTTGAACGATTAACAGATGCTAAATATGACGCTTTCAAAAATTTAAGATATCAAGAACAAAAAAAATATAATATCAAAAGTGTTAATAAATATGAATTGCCAGTACAACGTAAACCAAGAAAGAAAAAACAATTAAACACAATTCAAAAATTTATAAAAAATATATTTAAGATATGATAGTTGAACGTTATAACACACCATTCGCACGATTCGTGAAGAAGAATTTTGGTACAATTAACAAGTTCAAAAAAGTTTTGAGTGTAAGCGAGCCAACCGTTCGCTTATACTTGAAACACCCAACACGAATGCGCATCGAAGATTTCAATCGCATCTGTAATTTTTTGGAAATGAAGCGCGAAGATGTTTGGAAATCAATGATAACTGAAGTAACAATTAAAAATGAAGGCAATGAATGACATAACTGGTACACGCGCAATACGTGCAATTAAAAATGAGATTCTTGATATGATTCCACCAACACACTACAAGCGTTTTAATCAATTGTGGGAGCTTGTTGTACCCAGCGTAACAACGCCATCAGCAGAACAGATTGAAGTGCAACAACAAATTGCGTGTGAACGTGATAGATTTTGGCTATGCGTTGAAGACAAAGTGTGTACGCACATTGGAATAAACAGCGCAGAACTTTACAACAAAACACGCGTTCGTGAAGTTAGCCACTCTCGACAAATAGTGTGGTGGATAGTTTACAATACTTGCAGAATTTCTTTACAAGCATTAGCGAATCGATACTACAAAGACCACGCAACGTGTTTACACGGAATCAGACAAGTGAATGGATATGTACAACACGATAAATCTTTTCGATTAGATGTTGAACTTATATGCGATGCAATTACGAACGCAGGTTTTACACAAGCGAAAGAATTCTTCATTACTTTTACAAATGAATGTGAACGTCAAAAAAACAAAAAACAAAAATTATGAATGGTTATTTTCTAATGAAAAAAATTGATGCGTTAGAACTGCGCATCAAAGAACAACAAGAGCAAATTGATGCAATCGAAAAACGTTTGAAGCAACGTGAACCAACCGGTAAACGATTTCAACCACCAACGCAAGAACAAGTTGTAGATTATATTTGCAACGATTTACAAAAGTTATGTGGTGAAGATGCACTGGTGTTTAGTGAAAAGTTTATTGCACACTATGAAGCGAATGGTTGGAAGGTTGGAAGAAACGCAATGAAGGATTGGAAAGCATCAGTGCGTAAATGGGACATCGAACAATTTAATAAACAAAAAAATGCAACAATCAAGAATGGAAAATTTGATTCAACGAATGCCGAACGCATCTACAAAGATGCTTTCAATATCTGAGCGTGTAACACTTGCAGAACGTCAAAGTGAATTTATAAGCAAACACGATTTACCAACATTCGTAAAGCTATGCGCAAAGTTGTGTGCGATGTATGGTCTGCAACTCCCCGAAGCACAATTATTACAACTGCTCAAAGATTTCATTGATAAACATTATGCGTGGTGTACTTTTGAACATTGGAATATCGCATTCGAACTCAATGCATCGAATCAATTAGAAAAAAAGATTGAACCATTTGGAGCGTTAACCATTACATTTTTAGGTGATGTATTAACTTGTTACAAACCATTGCGAGACAAAGCGAATTTAGATTGGCAACGTGAAGTCAATGAATCAAAGAAACAAATTGCACCAGTTGTAAACGAAGAAGATTGGTTGAACTCTTTACGTGAAGACATCGATGCATTCAAGAAAAAGAAGTTCACGGTAATTGATATGCGTGGTTCAATTATGTTGGAATGGTTGGAAACAAGCGGAAGAATTGCACACGATTATTTTAGTGATGAAGAATATCGCAAGGCGAAATTTGAAGCGAAGCGAATTGTATTTTCTGATTTGCAAATGTCACAAGCTAAATACGATAGAATGGTTGAAGGCAAAAAAGAAAAGGTGCGTGATTACATTCGCATTCAAGGTCTGCGTGAATTGTATAAGTTGTATTTATCAAAACAATGAATCAATACAAACCACAATATCTACAACGTCAAGTCGAAGCGTTAATGCATCTTGCAACGGATTCACCAGTTGAACAAGTGTTGTATGGTGGTGGTGCAGGTGGTGGTAAAACAAGGTTCGGTTGTATGTGGCAAATACAAAGAAGGTTGAAGTACGCTGGTACACGTTCACTTATTGGAAGAAGCAAATTAGATACACTAAAAAAAACAACGCTCAATACATTCTTTGAAACCTGCGCAGATTTTGGTTTACTTGCAGATAAGCATTACACGTACAATGGTCAAACGAATGTGATTACATTCTTTAATGGTTCTGAAATTGTATTAAAAGATTTGTTTGCATACCCATCAAATCCAAATTTCGATTCATTAGGTTCGCTTGAAATTACTGATTACTTCATTGATGAAGTCGCTGAAGTAACAGAAAAAGCAGTTAACATTGTTCATTCACGATGCAGATACAAGTTGAATGAATTCAATTTAATACCAAAGGGATTTCTTTCGTGCAATCCATCAAAGGGTTGGTTGTATAATGAATTTTATTTGAAGTATCGCAATAACGAATTACCAGTTCACCGTGCATTTGTTCAAGCATTGCCAACTGATAATCCGCATTTACCACAAGCATACATTGAATCTTTAAGACGATTGCCCGAATACGATAGAAAACGATTGTTAGAAGGCAACTGGGAATTCGATGACGATTCAGATAAGTTATTTGCAACTGATAATTTACTGCGAATGTTCCGCAATGAATTACTTGATGGAACAAAATACATAACATCAGACATTGCGCGATTCGGTAAAGACAGAACAATCATTTGCGTGTGGAATGGTTTAACACTTATTGAATTAAAAATGCTACATAAAGCATCTATTGATGAAGTAGTGAATGAAATTCGCAACACATCAAAAAATCACAACGTATTGTTGCAAAATGTCGTGTGTGATGAAGATGGTTTGGGTGCTGGTGCAGTTGATTTTTTAAAATGTCGCGGTTTCCTTAATGGATCTAAACCAAAGCAACCGCAATATCAAAACTTGAAATCAGAATGCTATTACACACTTGCGCAGTACATCGAAGAAAACAAGTTAACGATTTTAGTTAATGACAAAAAAGAACAAATTGTGCGCGAACTGGAAATGATTAAACGCCATCGTGCAGATGTTGATGGAAAACTGCAAGTAACACCAAAAGACCAAATCAAATTACGCGAAGGAATTTCACCCGATATTGCTGATGCTATTATGATGCGAATGTTTTTTGAATTGCATAAATCGTATGGTCAATACTTTGTCGGTTAACAAAAATAAACTAAATTCACATAATGAAATACATATACGAAACAATGGGAATAACGCAAGAACGCGAACGCTTCCTAATCACAATGCTATCGACATTAGTGCAACAACAAAAACAAATTGGTGATATTCTTACTGAATTTCACAAGTCAAAAAATCTTACATCAAAAGAAAAAATGTACTTGTCATTTTGCGCAGGTGCGATTCTTGAAAAGAAACACAACGAAGAAAACTAATGAAAACTTACGATTTTATCCATCCAGTTACTGGTGATGTATTTAGTGTTGAAGGTAAATTGTGTTTTGAAGATAACGGTTTTTGGATTGTAAAAATCAATTCAAAAGTTGTTGCAATTTTCAAAACAGATTATTCATTTATAGTACATTATAAATAAAAAAAAACAATGCAAACAGACGAAGAAAAATTAAGAGTAATTAACTTGCTGATGTGGTTGCAAGTTGCAATATACGCGTGTGATGAAGTTGAAAACATCAGATGGTTCAATAAGCATCGAACTAAACAATCATTACAAGCGTTAGTGCGCACGATTCTTACTGAACACAACGTGGTTATTAAAGCGTTTTGGGATACCGAAGGTGTTCGAATGGATGAAATAACTTTGATTCTTGACGAACTAACAAAACAAATTGCAAGTTGCCAGTATCACAAATTGCCCGAAGTAACTGAATGGATTGTTAACAATGATTATTTACGCGAGATATGAGTAAATTATTAGATGAAGTAATTAGTGATTTAAAACACCGCGAATTGAAAGGCGTGGAAACATATAACACAACAATGGATCGTACTGATTTAACGCAACAAGAATGGTTGCAACATCTTTACGAAGAACTGCTTGATGCTTCGCTTTACACGAAGAAATTAATTAAGACATTCGATAAATTGAAGTTTAATTTACAAGAAGAAAAAGTAAAAGACCTTCGATAATTGCAACACCAGTTGTAACAAGTAAAACATCACGTTGACGTTTTTTTTGTTTTGTTAATTTATTATTTGACGATTGAAGATTTTGTTTATCATCTTCTAATAACTTCACTTTATTGCGAAATTCTTTTTCATTCTGCTCATACTTGTTGATTTGTTTTGACTGCAATTCGATATCTTTTTTAAGCATCACAATTTTTTGTTCGTGAATATCTGATAAGTCACGAAAATAGCGTTCACTTAAAATTAATTTGTTAATCAAAACGTATTGTTGTGTTGGGGTCAAAGTATCGTTGCTCGTCAAGTTTTTGCAAGTAATAGTACACGCTATCAATTGCGTGTTCGTCAACATTAGTAATACTATTGATGCGATTAAAATCAATGTAGTATTTATTCGTGCGCTCTGCTTTTTTATTATCGATTTCATACAATTGTTTTTGAAGTTCTTGATGTTGTAATTTGTATTGTTTTAATTCACCTGCATTTGAATTTAGTATACTATCGATGCGTTGAATTTCTTTTGTGTTATTCATTACTGGTTGTTCTTTTTTACTCCACACAAACCAACAAATCACTAACCACGCAATTGATGTGAGAACGTAAACTGCAAGTGTTACATATATCTGCTTCATAACAATCGACCATTGTGAATGCGATAATTCTTAACGTGAAAATCTTTACCATTACCACGTGTGATAATCGCGAAGCCGTGATTGTATTTTGAATATGGGTTGTAATCGGGTGATAATTCAGATAAGCAACCAACACCCCAGCACGTTATAATTTTTCCATTAATGTCACGCTCTGAATGTTCTGCTGTTTGATGATGATGTCCACACATCGCAGTAGCTTTTGCCTTCATATAAAGACCACGTGCAACGTTTACTGATGGTATAAATTGCTTTCCGAATTCGTGTCCGTGAAATATGCTCAATCCACCTACATTCAATTTACTTTTTCCATCGATCCATATGATTCTGTTCTTATCGCAATGCGTTAACGTTGGAAAATCAAACGCATCAATATCAAATAATTCGGGTGCTTTCACGCGCATATAACGCCAATAACGTTCTTCGTGATTGCCTTCTTTATAATAGATATTCGCGTTCGGGAATGCTTGACGTAATTCAAATAAGAACGTGCGCATCGCATACAATTCTTCGCTGAACTTTCTTTTCTTCGGGTCTTTCACGAAGTCACTAATCATATGGCAATCGAGTGCGTCGCCATTTAAAATAATTGTATCACATTGTTCTTGAATACCAGTGTCAATTGCAAGTGTTAACGCTTCGATATCGTGGTAAGGTATGTGTACATCAGATAGTACAAGAATCTTCGAACCTTTCACATCAATGTGTTGACGTTTCTTCGCGTATGATTTTGGTAATTTGAATGGATTTAACGCGCGTGGTTTGTCTTCAAACAATGCTTTATCTTTTGTTTTATTTCTATTCGCAACGCCAGTCTTACCACGTAGTTTTCGAATGTGTGAACGTGCGTGTTCAACGTCTGTGTAAACTTCGGGGTGTTCTGCAAATAGTTTTTTGGCAAGTGTTAATGATGGTGTGTTTGCAAACTGCTCACACACTTTCTTCGCCATTAGATGCGCTTGTGTTTTTGGATGTGCCATTGGTTTTATTTGTGAATGCTTCAACAACCGTTGTACTTAAAACACCACCTGCAACAATTGCTAATGCGTCATACATAAATTGTGGTGCAATGTAACTGGTGAATGTTCCAACGTATGCCAATACAATCAAATTAATTACAATAAAAATAGCAGTAACTCTTTTACTGCTAACACTTTTTGAATAACTAAATAAATTGTTAATCCATTCCTTCATAATAACTTCATCAATAACTCAACAATGAAACCACCAACGATACCCATACCCGTTGCAATGCCAGTAAACTTCGCAACTTGCAATCTTTGATTTTGAATATAACGTTCGTGACGCTCAACTTTTTTTACAAGACCTTCTTGCAACATTTCATCGTCACCAATCAACGTTAATAACACTCTATCAATTTTGCGATTAAGCAATTGTATTTCTTCGTGAATCAAATGCGTTTCGTTTTCTTGGTTCATAACCATTCGTTCAATAAAGTGTACGTGAAAAATTTATTACCACTTGCTTCACACATAGAAATCAGCTGTGCAAATTCTTGTGGGTTATTCAACACTTGACATCCTGCACTCCATTTTTCAACAAGTGTACTAATCGCATTTGGATTTGCGCGATGAATGTTAATTCCAAAAATACCACGTTCAATGTTCGTTGTTACTTCAGCTATTTCATTCTTATTTGAATCGCGATAAACATCAATTGGTGCATATTGCGTTAATGCTTTATATTGCCCTTTGTGATATCCTAA